CATTCTCCTCAGCAGTAACAATGACAACTTTATTGTATCTAATAAAATAATCTTTTACTTGTTCAACTGACTTAAATGCTTTCTTAACTACCTTGTCCTTTATGATACCAAGAGGATACTGATGCTCAATGTTGAACATTCTTTTACCGTCTTCGTATGATTCTCTTCGCTGTCGCTTAGTGCCTTCAAGTGATTCAAATTTCTTGATTGCTCCCTCGCTCCACCATTTACAGTTTCCAAGTATATGTGGGGTAGCATGAGAGCAGAACTCATTCTCACAAGAAATAAAATCTGATACGATTCTACAATCAATGTCAACTGCTTTCTTTTTAGCGTTGACATGAATGTCTGCAAATTGAATATCGAATACTCTTTTCGCAAAATGATCCACAACAGTTTTAACAGAATCGTTCATAATATAATTATACTACAAAAGTTATTGCAAGACAACCTTTATTTTTTTGGAACTCTTACTAACACACTTCCTTTATCGTACTCAAAAGAATCTTTTGCAATCTCGCAAGTATATGCACCATCACTCGTTGTCCAATTTACACCATCCTCTGATGTCATCTCTTGTCTAATAAGTTTTGCAGTTTCAAACTCTTTGATTAGAACTACAACTTGCTCTGGTGTATAAATCCTGAGTTCAGCTGGTATTTCTAAATTGGTATCAGTGTTTTTAACTTTTACTATTTTCATTGGATTTCTCTTTTTTAACAGGTGGTGGAATGATTCCTGCATCACTCACCAATTTGTGCGTAATCTTTGGATACATTTTATGTAACTTCTGATCCTTAACAGCGATAAGAATTGCAGCTTCTGTAGGATGGATACCTTCCAACAAACCAATAAACAATGCTTCTCGTTTGAGTGGCTTAAGATCTGCACGCATGAACACGTACATCTTTTTACATTCAACAAACAGATTAGTGTCTGTCATTCCAACTGGTTGGTCGGCAGGTTTGAATGGTGGCTCACCCTCAGGTAATAACATCTTATGTGATGGTAAGAATGCATGCGCAAACAAAACCTTCAACAAGAATTCATTTTTATGTTTCTCGATTGTCTTGGGATCTTCATTGATCTCCTTGAGCATTTCTGTTAAGTATTGTTTCATTTAAAAGTCCTCTATTTCGTCAAGCAATAATCGGCAACGATTTTCCATAAGATAGTTCATAATTTTCATCTTATCAGTATTCGGAATAATATTTATGTATGTTTTAACAATGTCTTCTGAAACATCTGGTGGAATAAAATCAAAGTCAACAAGAGTCACATTGCGTTGCCAGTTACGACGCTCGTCATCGTTCTTACATGCAATAAATCCATTCTCAAAGAATTCTTGCAATCGTTTGGCACTGACTGGCTTTTGTCGTTCGCCTTTCATGAACACATCGTCTTTACTAAAGATGTTTGGCACTCCATCGCCAGCATCACCCTTAACGATATGCTCAATCTTGTGTTCAATGATTTCTTTCTGAGATGCAGTAATGTATTTCTTCTGCATTGGAGACCATTGCTTAACATTGTTGAACAACTGTAACTGTTTAAAGTCTTTATCAGAAGAAAGAATCAATACTTTCTGTGGCTCTTCAACTAGTCCTTCTTGAATTAATAGATTATCCTGTAGATACTTTACCATTACAGCAATGATGTCGTCTGCTTCGGCACGATCCACGTGAATAACACGATACGGAAAGTGTGTGGCAAGATCAGTTCGCATTTCTGACAGTGTATCAAAAATCAATTTCCAATCGAGATCTGACTTGTCACGATTGCTCTTACGCATACCCTTATAGAATTCGAAGAACTCTTTGCGCCAGTACTTACGACCATCGCAACAGATTACCATCTCTCCATAATCTTTACCATACTTCTTCTTGTATGACTTCAGTGTTGAGAGTGTAACATGGCGAATCAAATTCTTTACTTCTGCTTCATCACCTTTCAACTCACGCTGGAAGGTAAGGATGGCTGCAAGTGCCACCTGACTATAATCAACTAATATCATATTAAAATGCTCCCAGCAAAATACATTCTTCATTGACACGACCATTCGGCACAGTTGGCTTCGTGGTCAATGTCTTCATTGCGTTATTCAATGGTCGCTTACCAAGTGTTAGTCCCTTAAAGAATACATCTGGCTTGCGCAACATCAGCGTCTTGGATTCTTTCACATCGAATCCGATAATTGTAGTACCCTTAACTGTCAGCACATCGTTGATGGCTTTATAAACAGTTACCTTACGATATTTGGTATTGTATACCCATACCTCAGACGATCCAACAATCGTCTCTGGTTTGATTGACTTGAGATTGAATTCAGCAAAGTCTTTCATGTACTTCATCTTAGCAACAACCTTGCTTGCTGGTTGTGGTTTGCGTTTACGTGGTGCACGATTCGCTTTCGCAGTCTGCACTTGTTGTTGGCAGTCAGCAATGATTTCTTCCACGAACTCAGCAAACTTCTTTAGTTCTCTACGTGTTAGGTATGAGTAACCCTCATTGAGTTGTTCGTCATCACCATCAAGTGCCTCACGCAATTCTTGCGCAGTGCCTACAAACAATTCACCGATTCGTTTAGCGATGGGTGCACCAACTTCGTTCTTCAGCAGATAATTCTTGGCAGAGAAATTACTCTTACCTCGTGTAATAATCCACTCATCAATCGCACCCTCGAACTCACCAGCATGTTCTCTGGCTTTGTCTTCCATTCGTTCTTGAATGCTAATAACATTGGTTGGTGCTTTCACAACCTCAACTTCTTCGATATACTTTGCAGCATCAGCAATCAATTCCTTCAACTTGTTCGTGAAGAATGGACTATATGAAGACAATTGTTTCAAGTCTGTCTGTTCATTTGTCATGAGACGACACAATGAACCAAATGTGGCAAATTTGTAATCGGGGAGTTTCTTAAGTTGTTTAGCAATCTTGGGTTCTTTCTTTGAGAAGAACTCAATCGTAAACATCTTCTGTTCTTTCGACCCAGTGTGCACTGAGTAATAACCCAACGCACGACTCAGACTGGTGGTAAAATCAATCTGGTCGATTGTTGGTTCGAACTTCTTTTGTGACAATAGAATTGATTGATTCTTTGCACGACGCTTTGCAGTATTCACAGCCATAGGTTTGTAACCTCCATAATATAATATCTATTATACCGCAAAATGCAATTAATGTCAAGCACTATTTTGCAGTGATTTTCTCGTATAGTTCCACGAAGTCCTCGTGGTCTGCAACTTCCTGTGCGAGATTCTGCTTGTGGTATGTCTTTGCAATCTTGGAAATAACTTTCTTCGGAATTTGCAATGTATCAGATTGTTCCTTAACGATTTCTCGAATAAGATCTCGCTCTGCTTCAGTACGAATCATTGAGTTGCTAATCTCTTGAATAGCACCTTGTAAATCTTTTTTTTGTTCGGGTGTTAATGCGTAGTTCATTTGTTACCTCTATATGTAAATCCAGAACTGCCACTAACGATTCCACTTAGAATCAATGTAGCCATCCATGTATCAAGTGTTAATGGGATTGCCAATGCAGGGAATAATGCATTGAGTGACCAGATTGTTGCAATTGGCATAATAATTGCCACTGCAATAACGATTACCAATAAAATTAAAATTTTCATAAATCAAACTCCACTTTAGTTACTGAGTCCCAACGGAAACTTCTCCACTCTCCGACTTCTGTGTCGAAGACACGAACTGCGGATCCAGCAGTGCTGGTATTCTCACTTTCGCTTGTACCCTTTGGACGCTTGTCTGTTGGGATTTTGCTTTCGATGAGGGTACACTGCATTTTGCGTTCACTTCCATCTTTCTTGGTAAAAGTAACACACACACCTGACTTGAGATTTTCATCGTGTAATAGTCCTAAAGTCCATTTCTTAAAATCTTCAAATTCTTTCTCATTGCTGAATACTGTCTGCATTCTCTAATCTCACTTTCATCTCATTAAAAATTGGACCAAAGAATTCCTTGAACTCTTTGTTGCTGAAGAAGGCTGTATGTCCACTATCAAGGATAACTTTACCTGTTTCTTCATCGGTAAGTTTACTGGTGATTGTAAATTCTACCAGATCGTACTTGTGCTCTTTTATCTTTACAGTCTTTAGTAGACCTGCACGATAAAATTCTGCTTCGTAATTAAGACTCATATATGTCCTTCTTGTGCTTAGGTTGACGAATGTACTGAACCTTACTCTCAACTACACGCATGCGGTATTTGGGAGTACGAACATCCTTTGCAATAGGATTTCTAGGTTTCATTGTCTTATTATACATGTCTTTCTCTTACAAGGCAAATTTCTTTAATAG